TGTAAATTGGCAAGAGAGGTCTTTGGTGTCGGTGGTGCTGATGGTGCTGATGGTGCTGATCCTCCAGGTTGCATTGAAGGTGCTGCAGCAATCATAGATCCTGTCGGCATTGATGGATCAAACTTAATGTCTTGTCCTCTTGCTTGTGCGATAATTGCTCTTTCGGCAGCAGTTGCTTTATCACTTGGACCAACCCAAGGAGATATACCACGTTCTTTCATTAACTGAAGTGCCATCAAATCTTGAGCACCTTCACTAAACTTAGCGTTGTCTGGTATTCCTGCTCTTTTTGCTACACCAGGGAGAGTATTACCAATGAATTGATACTTACCAACAGCATGAAGTTTTCCTGCTTTAATCCACTGGTCATCAGACATTGACCTATCATCAAACTGAAGTGCTTTGATTTCAGCAATAGTAAAGTCAGTTAATGGTCTGCCTTTATGTTGAGACATCTTACGAATATCTCCAGAGAAACCTTTAACTCCTCTTCCACCAGCAGTTCCAATTTGATTAACAGCATTATATCCAGCAGCACCGGATTCATACTTGGCAAGAATACCAAGTGCTTGCTTTTGAATATCAGTTAATCCAGTTCCACCTTCAACACCTTTAGTAGATGTTTCTTCTTTTTTCTTACCAGTTCCTGCCCATCCCAAGAAGTCCCACCATTTTCTACCTCCACCACCAGAAACTTTTTCATCACCAGACCTTTCTTTCATTTCTTTTTTAAGTTTTGGTGATAGTTCTTCTTTCTTTTCTACATAACCGCCACCTTGAGCAAACATAGAACCATTAAAATATTTTGGTTTGTTTGTTCCACCACCAGCAGCATTCATCGATGCTAAAGTATCAACACCAAAAGCATTAACAGCACCTTTACTCATTACAAACTCACCAGGAGTGAGCATTGCCGGTACAGTATCTCTGTTTCCAGAACCAGGGACTTGCCCACCACCAGCAAACATTCCACCCATTCCTCTTTGGAGAACTTGTTCTCTTTGGAGTTGTGCTGGTCCAGGAGTTTTACCAGTTGCTTTAGTTTCAGCAGGTGTTATGGTTGAAGCATCATCTTGCTCATTTTCTTTCTCTCTGTTTGCTTCATTTAATTGAGAGGCAGCATATGCTCCAACTCCAGCAGCAATAGTAGCAGCAGCAAGAGGATGTTTAGCAATAAAACTAACAAGTTTTGGTATAACAAATCTTACAAGTTTAAATGTCCACTTACCAATCATAAAAGTAAGTCTGGTAATAAATCTACCAATTCCAGTTCCAAAAGCAAGAATACCAACAGCAAGAGCAGGCCAAGTATCTTTTAAAAATCTACCTATCGCATCTACTTTTCCTTTATTCTTTTCATCGGTATACCAATTAACAAGTTTAACAAGAACTCTTCCCAAAAGAACAGTCCCTAAAAAATTAAACAGTTTTTCAAACAAACTTTTGACTGGTTTGATTATTTTGTCTATTGTTTTTCCAAGTCCTTTGAATGCACCGGACTCTAACTTTTCTTCTTTCTTTTCTCTCTTTGCTTTTTCTTTTTGTTTTCTTTCTAGTTTTTGAGTATCTTCTTTTACTTTCTGGTCTTCTCTTAATGTTTCAAGTATTGAGTCAATACCTTTCATTATATCATCAAGATTTTCTTGCGTCTTTTCTGATACAGGAGACTTAGCAAAATCTTGAGTTGGTATTCTAGTTCTTTTTACAATTGCCCCGCCTCTACCTGGAAGTGCTGTTGGACCTCCAGATATTTCTGCTCCTCTTTTTCTTGCTAAGATTTTATCAACAAAAGTCTCAAAACTTATTTTATCTCCTCTCTTTTTAAATCCTTCTTTTCTTTCTTCTGGTGTTAATTGCTCACCCTCTATCGTCCCCTGAGAAGTTATCTCATCAAGATATTTTTGATATCTTTCCTCTCCGAAAAACTTAGAGGGAGAGAGCAATTTATTTGAAGGCATTTTGTTGTTTTTGTTTTAACTCTTCTTCCTCAAGATGCTGTTGTAGTAGGGCAACATAAATGTCTCGTTCCCAAGGCATCATGTTTTCAATCTCTGTCAAAGAATATTTATGATACTGCATCAAGGCAAAGTTGAGTCTAAAATAGTTCTCAAGATCCATATGGATCAGGGCTACGCGAAAAAACTTGCCAGTCCCTCCAATACGACTTCACTCTCAACTTTTGTATTAGGATTTTTAACTTTGATTACGTGAGAAAGTTTAGGCATCGTCTCAAAGAACTTTTCAATATCTTTGAACTGTGAAGAGTTCATTGATTCCAAGAACTCATTAAGTTCTTTTTTAGTTACATCAGCAGCAGACCAAACCTCATCTTCATTATAAATTTTATCAACACAAGAAGCAATCAAATCAAATGATTGGTCCATAGCATTCTTATCACTAAAATCAAAATTGTTTTTGATGAACTGCTCTAATGAAGGATACTTCATTTCCATCATCAGAGTATCATCTAATTTAATTCTATTGGTGTGGTCGTCTTTCTTTTGAACTTGGATATCATCAAGATTAATATTTACAGTGACTTCTGTTTCACCATCATCTGGACAAATAATATTAACATCCAAATCTTCTCCAACGGATTTACCACGAATATTGAGGAACAAATATTCAATATCAAATGTTGGAAGTGCTTCTACTTTAATACCTCTTGTTAAGACACAATTTTTAATAACAGATTTAATAGCAGTCGTAATCTGTTTTGTATCCTCACTTTCTAGAGCAATGACTAATACCTTTTCTTCTTTTACAAGGAAAGGTCTGTATTGAATTGTTTCTCCTGTTGATGGCAACTCAAGTTCATAAGTTGGCGTAGCAATCTTTGGTAAAGGCATAATGTCCTATAGATTTTTTCAGTTGTGATTATTTATTAGATACCAGCAAACCTTTCCCCTGGTCCAACATTTCTACCAACGTAAGGTAGTCCTGCTTCAACTCTTCTATCAATAGTATTTCCAGATGCTCTTGCTACTTCAGATGAGACACCACCAGTGGTAGTAGAAACTCCAAATTCAGGATTTAAGAAATAATCTGGAACATTATTAAATTGTGCTTGCTCAATTGGAGAAAGAATTGGATTTGTATTTGGTTGTGATGTTTGAGCACCAGAAATTTCATTAATAATATAACGAATATAATTCATCGTTACAGTACATTTTAGCAGAGATGATGCCTCATAGGAAACTGGCATTGAAGAAATACTTAATGGAAAGCTTCTTATAAACTCATATGTAAGTTGTGACCTATAATCTCTTTCAAATTTTCTAACTATTAATCCTTGGTCTGTAATATAACTATCTGGATATTTTACTCTATAATTATAGTTCTTTGCTCTTGCTTCATTAGTATTTTCATTCATCGCATATCTAATCCAACTCTCAAAAAACTTGATTGGTAGATAATTTACAGCATCAACATAAAACGTAAAGTCAATCTGACCATCAAACATTCTTCTATATGCGTGCTTCTCCGTCACTCCAGTATAATCATTATTAGTTTCAAGAGTTGCTAAACTTGACCCAGGAAGTGTTGCTTCACAACAAGATAAGTTAAGTGTATCTTGTTGAGTTCCCAACTGACCTCTAAGGTCTGATGGAATTGGGATTTGCACTTCAAAGTGAGAGGTTAAAGCAGGTCTTAATAACTGTGACTTAATTTGTGAAACTCTTTTTGGAGTGGGCATTTATAAATACTATTTGACCTTATATATTATGTATGGCGGAAAGTAATAAGAGTATCTATAAACCATCATATCCCCAGAAATATAAAGGCAATCCAAATAATATTATTTGCCGAAGTAGTTGGGAACGTCATTTCTGTCGTTGGTGTGATTTGAATGAGAATATATTAGAGTGGGGTAGTGAAGAGTTTTACATACCATATATTTCTCCTGTTGATAATCGCGTTCACAAATACTTTCCCGACTTTATTGTAAAAGTAAAAGAAAGTTCTGGTCAAGTTAAAACATATGTGATTGAAGTCAAACCAAAGAAGCAAACGAGACCACCAAAGCAACCAAAAAGACAAACAAAATCATATCTCTATGAATGTAAAACTTATGCTGTAAATCAAGCAAAGTGGAAAGCAGCAAAAGAGTTTTGTGATGATAGAAGAATAGAATTTAAAATCATCACAGAAGAGGAGTTATTCACATAATGGCAGAAGGTTTTGGTCAATACGTAGGAACAGGAACAGCAAGAACAAAAGAACTTCTGAAAAGAGTTGAACAAACTGGAACTAAAGACCCAGAAGAAATAATGATGATGATTATGGAAATCTTTACAGAAGAAGTATTGTATCCAGAACCAGGGAAGTTTTATACATTTTTGTACAGTCCAAAAACTCCTGACATTGAATATGACCAACATCCTTTGATTGCTTGCACATCATTAGAGAGATGGGGATTTAAAGGTATCAACTTTCATTGGAGAGAAGGAAGACAATATACCTGGGAAGAAGTTGTAGGAAAACTTCATGTCGTCAAATATAATGAACTTGATGAGTTGTTATCATTACAGTATGGAAAGTTCCGTCTAAATAAATAAAAAACACCGTATCTAATGGCATCGGCAACTAGCGGCGTAAGTGTAGTTACTTCAGGTACTGGGCGCAATAAAAGAAAGGACTATTATAAAACAGAGGTTACCACTCTCGGTGATGGTAGCCTTAAAAGAGAAACATTTAGAACAGACCCTCAAGGAAATAATGCAGTAAAAGTTCAAGAACTACAAGTCAATAGTGCAGGAAAAGTAACAAAAAACACAATCTCATCAAATGCAAGAGAGGCAGAAAAAAGAGCACTTAACGACCCAAACTCTCAATTACGTAGTTCAATAAAACAACAAGTTAATGATGCTGGAAAGGAAGTTCGTAAGAATGAAGCAGATGCTGCTGCTGGACGTGTAACTGATGCTGGTAAAAAAAATCAAGAGATTTTAGGTGGTGGTTCTGGTAATAAAGCAGATAAGGAAGAAGAAACTGGAGATAACTCACAACCAGCAGCTCAGACAGAACCACCAGCACCAGATAAAACAAGGAATGATTTCCCTAAAAATTTGATTTATCCTTCAGATATTGGACAATCCAAGCAGGATATAATCAAATTCAATATGGTTAAATATGAACCAAAGAAATTTAGTGGAGTTGGATTTGCAGCAAGAAGATCTGTATCTAGTGAGAATATAATAGGAAGTGTTATTCTTCCAGTTCCTGGGGGTATTACTGATACTAATGCTGTTAGTTGGGGATCAGAAAAAATGAACCCCCTTGAAGCAGCCACTTCAGCCTTATCATTAGGATTTATTTCTGGAGGAGCTGAAGGAGCAACGGATGCAGCAGGAGCAATTGCTGAGTCAGTTTCTGCGGGAAGAGAAGATATTAAAACTGCTATTGCTGCTGCATTTGCTGGGGCGGCAACTGGAACAGGTGCTCAATTATTAACAAGAACAACTGGAGCAATCATCAATCCAAATATGGAACTTCTGTTCCAGGCTCCAACTTTAAGACCATTCAACTTTACCTTTAAACTATCGCCAAGAAATAAACCAGAAGCAGAAGAAGTGATTAGGATTATTAGATTCTTTAAACAAGGAATGTCTCCTATCACTACTCCTTCCAACTTATTTCTCAAATCTCCTCACACATTTAAAATTCAATATAAGTTAAGGAATGATAAGGAGCATCCATACATAGGTAAAATAAAAGAGTGTGCTTTAACAGGATTTACTGTTGATTATACTCCAGATGGAAACTATGCAACCTTTGAAGATGGTGTGATGACTTCATATCAGATTTCTATGACTTTCCAAGAACTTGAACCAGTCTTTAATAGTGATTATACAGAACTTGATAATAATGAAGATACCGAAATAGGATACTAAAATGTCTAACTACTTCCGCCAGGTTCCAGATCTAGAATATGTAAGCAGATCCAAAGATGCTATCATTGGTGAATACTCTAAAGTAAAAAATCTTTTCAAGAGAGGAAAACTCAGAGAAGATATTTTCCAAAACCTATCATTCTTTACCAAATATAATATCAAAGGAGATGATCATGTTAGTCATATTAATGTATTTGATTGCAATAGTGCTGGCAAACCTGAGTGTTACATTATTCGGCCCTCAGTTTGCAGTACTGAACTGTTTTCTGTTCATTGGTCTTGACCTCACGGCACGCGATGCTCTGCATGAACGCTGGCAGAATACCGGGCTTGTATGGAAGATGGTGCTATTGATAGCCTCCGGCTCTGTTCTGTCGTGGGTGCTTAACCGCAACGCTGGCCCGATTGCGCTGGGCTCGTTTGTGGCGTTTGCGTGTGCCGGAATAGCTGATGCACTTACTTACCACGCCCTCAAGGAAAAGGCGCGTATGCTCAAGATCAACGGCTCAAACGTGATAGCGTCCTCTGTG